TACTTTGTGCAGAAGATTGATTTACTTGAGAAAAAAGCACTTTGTCTGTATCGCTTAAATCTATTACTATATAACTTCTATTATTCATTTTTATTTATTTTAAAATTTTAACTTCACGCTGGTGTGTCCTCTACGCGGTCCAAAACGTCCATATTAATTGAAAGCGAATTTGCATCTGAAAAAGGAGCATCTCCTATAACTTCATCTCCACCCATTCCAGAACTTAAACCATTTGCATAACTTCCAACACCATCTACTATAGCATCTTCTCCCATATTGCTTGAAGTTCCATTGTTACCGCTTGCAGTTACTTCATCTAAAACAGTCCAGTTAGTATTAAAAGAACTATTACTTCCTAACTGCCACCAGCTTACTAAGTTTGAATATGCACTATGGTTGTTTAGGTTAGATGGTACTCCTTCGTTATAAAGTTCTGATACTTGTGTAGAAGTTAAACCAGCATTCCAAACAGACACATTAGATAATTTTCCATTCCAATAGTAAGCGGCAGGAGATGATTGTTTACCTATATTAAAATTTTCATTCGGTGAATAAATAGTTCCATCATAAGAACTGACAATTGTTTGTAAATTTCCATTTATATACAACTTAATATTGCTACCGTCAGCAACACCTGCCACGTGATACCAAGTATTATATTGATGCACACTGTCAGCAACTGTATCAACGTAAGTACCGTTTGACTGACATATAACAAATCTAAATTTTCCACTTGCTTGATTTTGAAGTTGATAAGTAATTACACTGCCACCAAGAGTATTATTTCTAATTCCAGCAATAATTTGAGTGCTTGTTAATCCAGAACTTAAATTAACCCAAGCTGAAATAGTTATTTGGTCTATATTAAATCTACTACCCGTACCACAATCTATATAATCATTTGTTCCATCAAACTCTAAAGCATAAGGAGAGTAACCATTTGTAAAACTTAAATCACTTTGTACTAAATTGGCTTGTGTCATTCCTGAGCTTGTGCCATCGTTAGAACCAGCGTGGTCTTCAATCGTAAAATTTCCTGTTGAAGAATCATAAGTATCAGAAGCATCTAATTTCCACCAACCAACTAAAGAAGTAAATCCACTCATTGAAGTTAGTGGAGAACCATTATTATAAAGAGTTTCTACATCTGTAGCTGATAGTGCTGTGTTAAAAATAGCAGCGTTTGAAATTTCACCATCAAAAGAATATCCAGAACCATCATAGGCTCCTAAAATTAATTTTGCAGTAGTCGTATCTATAGCCCCTGTTTGAGGAACTGAATTTTCCTCTACTCCATTTAAATAAATTCTCATATTTGAACCATCGTAAGTGCCTACAACGTGATACCAAACATCTTGCACGTGATTTGTTGTGCCAATCAAATCTTTTCTACTGCCTCCAATCCAAATTGACATACCTGCAGCTTTATTTGAAAATGAGCTAATTTGATAAGCATTGCCACTACCTCTTTTCGAAATGTAAAACTGATTAGTTGTTGCAGAACTTAATTTAACCCAAGCTGAAAGAGTTAGTGCTGATGTTATGTCAAAACTGCTATTATTTCCACAATCTATATTATCACTACTAGCTGAATTAAAATCAAAAACATAATCTTTCAAAGAACTATTAGGCACTAAATAATCAGCACCATTAAAAGCATCTTGGTCTCCTAAAGGATAGTAAGCAACAGGCTTTGGAGATAAACTCATTGGATTACCTATACCAGTAGAGCTTGAACCATAAAGAGTTGTTATTTGGCTTGAAGAAAGAGCGTAATTGAAAGCAGACATTCCATCAATTAGGCCATTAAATGCATATCCTCCAGTTGTTTTCCCTCCAAATGTATCAAATTTAGTATTGACTGTTGTACCAAAACCTGTTTGCGTTCCTAAAGATGTATTGTTTTGAAAAATTTCAATACTCGTACCTTGTCTTACAATTACTAAATGATACCACTGACCAACAACCATAGAATGAGTATAATATTTTAAACTTGAAGAACCAATTACAAGAATTATATTGCTTCCATCCATATACATAAAATATCCATACTGGTAACTTGTTTCACTTAAAAACATATTACCTAATAATGTTTCGTTATTTATCCAAAAAGAAATAGTTGAGTTTATACCTAAATCAAGTGATGTACCTAAATCTTGTCTTTATTCTCATTGTTAGGCAAACGCCATTGTCTATTTGTAAACTGTGTACTCATATTAATCTCCCATTCTATTCCAGTAAATTAGGTTTGAACCTGATACTGTGGTTAAGTCTTTAGTTAAATTAGTTGATGTTGCGTTATATATCTCCTGTATTTGTGTAGATGTTAATTCTGTGTTCCAGATTGCGAGTTCATCTATTTTTCCATCTGCATAATTTGTGCCAACTCTTCCAATTGTGGCAGCTTGTGTTGTGTTGTGCATAGCAACATAAGTTCCTGATTTTGCTGTTGCAAATGTTGTTGGTGAACCATTTAAATATATATTTACACCATCTTCAGCATTAGCACCACCTCTTCCATCATAGGTAAATGCAATGTGTTGCCATTGATTTAAAGAGATAGTTGAATTACTTGACATAACTATATTTCTACCACTTGCATCGTAAAATATTACATAAAATTCTTGGCTTGAACTAATATCAAATCTATATTCTCTTAAAGAATAAGAAGTTCCACTAAATGGATATTTATCTAAAACATAAAACCAGCTTGCAGAATCAACATAAACCCAAGCTGAAAAACTAACTGCACTATCGTTTGAACTATTACCAAAACTAAAAATATCATCATCACCTAAATATATATAATCTGCACTTGCAGAATCAAAATTCATACTGTAATTATTAGCAATTCCAGCAACAGCAATTTCTACAGTTTGTGTAGATGTATTTGGACAAACACTTGAACCGCTTGAAGTAGTATCATAAGTAATAGTATGAGTAGCAACAGTTGATGCACTTAAATCAATCTCTCCAGTAGTTGAATTAATTACTAAACCAGTAGTTCCGCTAAACGTTCCACCAGTTAATCCTGTAACAGTTGGTGTTGGGTCTGCATCTGTTGGTTCGTAACTACTCGCAGAATAACTAAATCCAGCATTGTCAGCAGCGTTAATTGTGATGTTTGTGCTTTGGTTATCTGGACAAACTCCTGTGGTTGTATAAGTAATTGAATAAGTGCCAACAGTAGAAGCATCTAAATCAATTTCACCAGTAGAAGCGTTTATACTTAATCCAGCAGTAGAAGTAAAAGCACCGCCAGAAGTACCAGTTATTGTTGGTGTTGGGTCTGTTCCATTAGCACAATAAGTATTTGTAGAATAACTAAAAGCAGCACTATCTTGAGCATTTACAGTAATTGTAGTTCCACCAGAACTTGTACAACCATTAGAATCTGTACCTGTTGCATTATACGTAGTTGTTGTAGTTGGTGATACTGTTCTTGGATTATCTGTATTACCATCATTCCATACATAAGTAGAAGCACCACTTGCAGTTAATGTTGTGCTTTCACCATTACAAATAGTACCAGCAGAAGTACTTACAATAACAGTTGGTAATGCATTAATAGTTAAGTTAAATGTAGCAGTTGCAGAATCTGTATCTGTATATGTAATTAAATAACTTCCTACAGTAGAAGCAGAAATATCAACTTCACCAGTTGTTGTGCTAATAAATACTAATCCAGTTGTAGAACTAAATGTTCCAGCACCAGCATTGTTTTGTATGGTTGGTGTAGGGTCGCTTGCATCAGCACAAAAAGCACTTGCAGAATAAGTTATTGATACTACTGGTTGCCCTCCAGCAATATTAGTATCACCACTTGGTGAACTATCATAAACAGCACCAAAGTTATTGGTAGAATTAGCTTTTGCTTTACCCCAATCGTTAGTGTTGTTTACTGCACCTTGTCCCCATTCTATTGTGTTATCTGGCATAATATATTTTTAAAGTACCCAACCTCCAAAATCTGCAACATCATCTGGATACATATCTTCTTGAGAATTACTATAATACTCAGGTATTAACCCAGCTGCGTTGTTTTGCATAAAATCTATAAATCTATTTGTGTAAAACTGTGCTGTAGTTCTACTTCTTTCTATTAAGCTATCTACTTGTTCTTTACTTAGTGCTGTGCTATTTTCAGGATTCTTTGTATATATACCACCATTAGAAATATTAACACCAGCGTAAGGTAAGTATTCAACTAAACTCCAATGTAGGAGCATACTTTTTATATAATCGTTTAATAAAGCTAAGTAAGGATTTGCTAAAGTACCAGCAACTATTTCATTTTGTATTTTAACATATAACTCAGTACCTAAGTAATTCTGTATGTGAATATCTTGTGCTTGGTTTATAAATGGTAATAATTTATCATTATCTATATTACCATTAGCAGCAGTAAATACTGATATATCGTGTCGTGTTACAAATAGTGCTTTACTCATTTTCCTTTATAATTTGGACTTAATTTCTTTTAAATATGATATAACATCTTTATTTTTTGATTTATATTCATTAGGTATGCTTACACCTAATTCTTTTGCAATTTTTTTATATTTATTATAAGCATCAATTACATTTTTAAACTCTCCTTGTGCGGCAGAATATGTTTTTCTAACCTCTTTTAATTCTTTCTCTGCTTGTTGCATAAATTTAAAACCAGCAGCAAATGCAGAATCAAAATCACTAACTACAGATAACTCTATCTTCTCACTTGCTAATTCTACTTTTGTAGATTCACTTAGTTTTTCAAATACTCTTCTTTGTGTTCTCATTTTTTTATTTTATTACTTTTTTATTATTGAAATGTTGATGGGTCTTTAAATGATGCAATAGTTTTTATAACCTCATTTGCAGTTTTTGTGTTTGCTAATATGTTTTGATAGTCTTTATTAGACTTAACATCTACTCCAAGTTCTTTTGCAGCTTTTAAAAATCTTTTTGCAACACCATCAGCAAATTGAATAGAAGCACCTAAGTCATCATAAGAATTAATCATTTTTTTAAATGGTTTGTCTGCATTTGTTAAATAATCTTGATAATCTCTCCAAAGACCATCTGATGTTTTTAAATTTTTTAATAACTCTTGATTTCTTTTTTTTAAATCATCTACTAAAGCCAACTCTATCTTTTCAGCTTTTAGCTCTACCTTTTCTTTACTTAATGTTTCAAATATTCTTTCTATTGTTGTTTTCATTTTTTACTTTTTATAATTTGGATGATGTCCTTTATTCGGCATATTTACAGGAGCTTTCTTTGCTTGTTTGTGTCCTCTTGGTTTTGCCTCATAACTCTTTGGTATTTCTTTTACCACATCATAATCTTTTAAATCTTTACTACCTTTTTTACCATCTAAAGCAGCATCTATTTTCATTCTATACAATACTTGCTGAAATTTATGCCTGCAATATACGCCACCTTTAAACTTAAATAAATCATACTTTTGGCCTTTGTGCATTGGTAACTCAGCAGCTTTAAAATTCATTTGCCTACTTGCTTTATCAATATCTTCTAATCTATATACAACACCTCTTTTGCTTCTTGCCATCATTTCTTTGCAAAACTTTCTACTCTTACCACCTTTGCCTTTTGCACTTGCTGTATTGTATTTGTATCTAACTTTATAATAACTTTTATCTAATGTAGAAAAACCATTTGGGTCGTTCTTAATTGGTGTATCACTTTTAACTGCTGATGCTAATTCTATCATATTATCAGCCCAATCTTCAACACTAATATTATCTTCGCTTACATCTCTAATATCAACTATTTCAAATTCTTCACTATTCATTATTTCGCCACCTAAGGTATCTAATGCTTCATTTAGTAGTAAATCACTATCTTCATCTGAAATGCTCTTAGAAGCCATTATTTCAAGCTCTGTGCTAAAATCATCATCTTCTTTAATACCTGTTTGTTCTTCTTTTTCTTCATTATCAAGTTCATCTAAATCCATAAACTCTAATGGTTCAATAGTTTTAAAGTAAAGATTTAAACTAATATCATTAACTGCTAAAATTGTATTTAAGCTATCAATTAAAAGGTTTTGGTATGGTTGTATAACTACGTTGTTAAAAAGCCTTGAGGCGTTCTCTATTTCATCAGCATTAGAAGAAAAGCCATTAGCAGAAGATAAACCTAATAACAATGGTGAAGTAACTCTATGTGTTAGCATAATCTTTCTACTACATTCTTCACTTAAATATGAATAGTGCTGTGGTGCATCTACTAATGGTATATCTTCAACAGTTGTTTTGCTTTCTGCATTATTGTTAAAAGCAACAATTACCTTTTCTCCATAGCTACCAGTTAGCTTATTCATTACATCATTCTTAATAGCAAGTTGTTTTTCTCTGTCAGGCACACCGTTGTTAAAGTTCACAACCTTAGTACCACTAAAACCATTTTGAGTATCGTTAATTAAGTAACAAGCAATTTCATCTTCAAGTGTAGCATAAGCAGTATTATAATCTGCTGGACTATAATAGTAAAAACCAGTTACATATCTTTTAATAATAAATATCTCATTTTGTGCGCCACTACCAAATACAGGAAACTTTTTAAGTTTAGTATTGTGTTTAACTTTACTCCAATCAGCAGAATAAAAATAGTTTTTTATTTCGCCTTTATCATTCATTTTTTCAGCTCTTAACGTTTCTCTTGGAAAGTGTGTTATTGCTGATATTTTATTACCATTATAAGTTATTTGAAAAGCAGCTTCTCCTAATAGTTTTAAATCTTGGCAAACGTTTCTTAAATCGTGAGGTTTTACTAAACTCCTCATCTGTGCATACTGGTCTGGCTTTTGTGCAGAATCAGTTGCATCTAATCCTTTACCGTAAATTTGATTAACAACACCATTTATAACAGCATTGTTTGTTGTGCTATCCATATAAGCATCAATCAAACTTTGGTAATAATCATTATTATCGCCTATTGATACCCAATCTTTATTACGTTCCTCTGTGATTGTTGGCCTTTCGTATTGGCCTAATTGTATTAAATGTAAATTATCCATAATATATAAATTGATTGTCTCCTGTGCTTTGTTCTATATAAACACCGTTTGAAATTTCATAGTCTGAAAGTGTTTGGTCTGAACAATACATTTTATCTTTAAAAATTATTGCGTTATCTGTTGTATTAGTGATTGTAATAGTATAGTAATTGTTTTCAATTAATGCTTGAGTAGTTGAATATTGGTAATAGTAATCTAATTCAGAAAATGTTGCATCATTATCTGTTGCTATAACTTTATTTTGAGCTTCTGACTTTATCACTAATTTATAAGTTTTAGTACCAGTTATTGTTTCTCTTGGTATAAAGTTAATAATTCGTGTGCCACTTGTAGTTAATATTTGCATATTTTTTTAATAAAAAAGGGGAGGCTAATCACTTCCTCCCCTCCAATCAAACTATATATTATGAATCACACAATTATATTAATCGCGTCTTTTTTAACTATTTGTACCTACAGTAACTGTTACAGTTGCAGAAGTCATTCCCGCAAACGGGTCAGCAGCAGTACCACCAGCAATAAAATTAGCTGGCTCAAGCTCTTGACCAGTTAAAGTTAATGAGTAACCGCTTAAGTCTCCAAAAGCTGTACCCGTAGCTATACTTCCACCAGTTACTTCCATTCCGTGGTTTCCGTTTCTGTCCTCAACAGCAATGTGAGGTCTTCCGTAAGCCATTAGCTTAAGTTCCTTATTATCTTCTTTAGATAGTTTAGGTAGTGTTAAAGTTAATGTTTCTTCAAAAAAGGTTGTTCCGTTTTCTCTCGAAGATGTAATTCCAGTTTCAAGAGAGTTGGTTCCTTTTAAATCATATTGGTAGCAAGTAAATGTACCAGATAAATCAGTAATTTCATCAGCAGTTTTGGTTACAGTTCCTAAGTCTCCAAAGTCTACAAACCAAGCTCTAACAATACCACCAATTACATCTTTACAAGGTACTTTTCTACCAGCTGTTAAATCGCAAGCCATATTATTAAAATTTAAATTAAGGGAGCATTTCAACTCCCTTGTTATTAATTAATTCTTAGGCGTGGTATAAAACTATATCAGAACCTATTCCGTAATTTACACCAGCAGTGTATCTCATTATTACACGACAATTTTGACTTCCGTCCAAATCGCTCATATCCAAGACCTTAACTTCTTGTGTATCATTTAATAAACCGCAGCCAAAATATAAATTAGATTTTTGTGCAGCCATTGCAGTATCATCAGCTAAACCATTAGCAACGAAGATTTTTACACCATCAAAAGATAGTTGTCCGCCAGCGTTATACCATTGTGTTCCTTGTGCGTTAACACCATTTGAACCAATAGAAGTAGCACCACCTAAAGCTCTTACATAAGCTCTTGCAATGTTTTGTGATACGTAAATGTGTAAATCTTCTTTATTGTAAAGAGCAGAAGGTACTGCATCAACAATAGAACCTAATTTATCAATTACGTTAGCAGCAGTTACAGCAGCGTGAGATGCTACATCAATAACATCACTATCAGCTAAAGCTAAAGTTACTAAACCATCATATTCTCCAGCGTTTGCGTTAACACCTTCCCAAATGTTTTGTTCGTTCTTTTCAGCTACTAAACCAGCTATACTAAACCAGCTACGTGGCCAATAATGAAATCTGAAAATTTAGGTGGCATTTTATCAAATGCAGAATATCCCATTTGAGCAGCTTCCCAATCCGATTGGAAATCTTGCTTACAAAATTGTAAGTTTACTTGAAACTCCTCTGGTTGTAGTAATCTTTCGGTTAATGTTACTGTAGCAGTTGCATCAAAATCACAAGAAGCGTTTTTAATTACGTTTGCATCAGTAGCTACTTTTTTCATAGTAGACTTATATTTGATATTAGGCATTACTTCTATACCGCCTTTATCTATTGTGTTAGCACTTAAAAGAGCAGCAGAAATATATTTACCTGCAAATTCTCCAGCGTAAGTACTTGTTATACTTGTTGTTGTCGCCATTTTATTTTATATTAATTATTGTTAAAAATTTTATCAAAAACCCTGTCTTTAGTTGTAGCTGTTCTATTGCTTGCAATATGAAAATTCACTTTATTATCAACTTCAGCTTCAGGATTATGTTTTACAGGTTCAGGAGCAACAGCAGAAAGTTCTTCTTTCTCTTCTATTACTTCTTCCTTCATTTCTTCTTTGTTACCAAGTTTTTCGTCAATCATTGCTTTGATTTCTTCAACAGCAGATGTAAACTCTTCTTTAGTAACATAGTTCATTTCTTCTTTTTCTTCTTCCTCTAATTCAGTTTCTTTAACTTCTTCAGATTCTTCAGATAATTCTTCTTCAGCTACCTCTTCTTCAGCAGCTTCTTTAATACTGTCAATTAAACCTTCTTCAGTTACAACTAAAACTTTGCCTTCTTCTAATTTGTATTCACCAACTGGTAGAGCAATTTGCTCATCATCAGTTTTAATAAATACAGATTTTCCAGCTTCAAAAGATTCTGCAACTAATACAGTACCATTTTCTAATGTAATTTCAGCCATTTCTATTTTTTCTTCAGAAAGTTCAACTTTTTCACCAACAATATTTTTTATTTTGTTTAGTATTTCGTTTGCTTTCATAATTTGAGTATATACCTATAAACGTTTGAAAACCTTTACTGTTATATTTTTTTTTAATTTTTTTTTATAAAATGCTTGTTTATTAAATATTTATATTTATATTTACACCATAATAAAAAAAACAACAATGCATAAGTCAACAATTAAATCACAAGTATTAAAACAATTTTCAGATATTGAAATTATAGAAATTAAAAAATTTAAATTTGGTATGTTTTCAATAAAAGTTAAAAAAGAATTAAAACGTTCAACTAAATTTGGTGTTATATTTGGTGAAACAAATTTTGATAAATCAGAAAATGGAGTTTTTTTAGATAATAAAATATCTTGGTCATAAATAATATATTTAAACCTTTCCTATTCCTTGAGCTTGTAAGCTACCATCACAGCATTTATTACTGTATCTTTTACCATCAGGACATAAGCAACCACGTTTAGTATTTTTAGGTGATGTATTACTTGGTGTTTTAAATTTTTTACTTTTCATAATTATTTTTTTATATGTTCTTTACAAGGCATATACCATTCTTTACCTTCAAATTCGTGAATGTGAAAACCCTCACAACCTATATTCTGAGCCATCTCCTCAGCTTTTTCTTGTGTGCTATAAGCTAATCTATCATCTATAATTGCAAAATCTTTATCAACTACCATTGAAGCTAAATTAATTTCACCAAGTTTTTTTAACTTGCTTTCACTCCATCTTAAACCAGCTTTACCACCCCATAGTAAATAACTAATTGTACCACACGCTTTTGTATCTCCTTCATCATAATACTCTTGTGCTCTGCTTAAATATGAATACATCCTTTTTAAAGTTTGTAAACTAATATTTTCTTTTTGTGCTAATTGTTGCGCACGTATTTTACCAACCTGTGTTGCACATTTATTATTTACTTTTTCGTTTAGTTCAATTCCTCTTTTAGCATTATTACTAACTGCTTGTGGATAATCGTTATAAGTTTCTAATTCTATCTTCTTACCAGATTTAGTTCTTTTATCTTTCTTAATTAATGCTTTAATATTACTAAGCATATATTCAGCTTCTTCTTCTTCAATAGCTTGCATTTCTGCTTTAGTATCTGGTTTTTTAATTTGTGCTTTATCTGCAAAATAACCTTCGATTGAGAAACCTTTTACTTTACCAGTTTTAACATAATCAGTCCAAATTTCATCATTCTCTACTTTCATTGAAATCATCCAAGTACCTTCTGGCATTTCTAAACCATACTTTGCTGATTTATCCATTTTAGTATCTTCTACTATCCAAGATTCAACAACAGTTAAACCATTAACACTCATTTGGTGTTCTAAGGTTGCATTGTTTTGATTACTGTTTTGAAAAAATAATTCGCTTGCTCTTCTCTAAATATTGGCTTGTTTGGTATAAGTGCTGCACCAAGAAGAAGTTTTTTCTCTTCATCTATTTTTGCAAGTTGTATTTCTTCACTTGCTAATGTTATAAAATCTGATTCAATAGCTGGATTCTCTACGATACTAACCGCATCTATTCCAACCATCTCTTCGTTTTCTTCATCTAATATTAATTCTATTATATCCATTGTATTTTATTTTAAAAAGTTGCTTGTGTAATTGTATTGTTTTGTAGTTGTTGTGCTGTTGTAACATCTCCAGCTACTACAAATGCTTGTGTTGGTGGTTGCTGTCCTAATGCACCAGCAATTTGATTAAATCCTGATTGTCCCACTACATTAAAACTTGGTGCTTGTGTTGGTGAAGTTGATGCTCCACCTGATGGAGTTGGTACACTTCCACCACCAGTAGCTCCAGAAGGATTAAATTTTTGTGTTGCAATAGCTGCTACTTGTGCTAATCCAGCTACACCCATAGCAACCATATTACCAACTCTGAATGCTTGAACTGGTGTTGAGTCTGTAGTTTCAGCAGCTGTTTTCATAATAGCTTTAGAAGTGTTAATTAATGTTTCAACTATAGCTAATCCTTTTTGTAAGTTAAATGCTCTTTCCGCATTTTTTTCATCTTGATTTGCAAATGCCTGAATTAAATTTGACATTGCGTTTAAAGAATTTGCTTGAATAGATTCTTTTGCATCTGCTATGTATTGCGCTCTATCAAGTTCTTTTTTCTCTTGATTTTCAGAAAACTCATTAAACTCAGCTTCCATTTCATCCCAATGTGCTTTTTGGTCTGCAAGTTTTTGGTCTTGAATTTCTTTATCTCTTGTTAAATTTTGTTGTCTTGACTGCTCTAAAAACTCATTATAAGCAATTTCTGCATCTATTTTAGCTTGTGTGCCAGCATTAGCAGTATTTATAACATCTTGTAATCTTTTAGCTTCTATTTCTTGTTCCTCTGCATCTATTTCTTTTAATCTTTCTAATTTCTCTAACTCATCTTCAATTTGTTCTGCATCAAATCTTTTTCTTTCAATAGCTAATTTATTTTCAGATTCAAGTTTAGAATTAATAAGCTCTATAGCTTCTCTTTCTAAAGATGCTTCATTTGTTAGTTGTTCACTTCTAAAACCAGCTACTTGCGCTCTAACTGCTGCAAGTTCGTTTTCAGCTTCCTGTACAGCATTTTTACTTTCTACATTATCTTTGTCTTTTTTAAGTTCTGCTTGTGCTGATTTTAAAGAAAGTTGCGCATTTTCAAGCATTGCTTTTTCTTGCTTATCTAATACTAAAGCAAGTTCATCATTAGCTTTTTTTCTTTCTGCTATACTTTTTCTTTCATCATCTCTTATTTGCCTTAATGATTCAGCTTGTAAATCATATTTTTCTATTAAACCCTGATTAGCTACTGCTGCTAATTCAGCTTGTTTCTTAAGTTCTACATTTGCAGTTGCTGCCTCTACTGTTGATTTAGTATATTCAGTTAATGCAGTTACTCCTTTGTTTACTAATTCTGTAGCTTTCTCTACTGAATTATCTACACCAGTTAATACATCTACAAATTCACTACCAGCATTTTTTACTTCATCTATTGCACCTTTAAAATCACCAGCAAATAGTTTTTTCATTGCCTTACCTAAAAAACCAAATACTTCAAGTGCTGATTTAACTCTTTCAATAATATTATCTTTTATTGCATTACCTAATGCTTTGACTGATGCTAAAGGGTCATCAAATATTTTCTTGAAAAATTCAGATACTGCACCTATATTTTTAGATATAAAATTAAAGAAATCATTAAAAGCTATAGATAATGATTCAAAAGCAATGTTAAAAGTATCTACTACTTTTTGATTTGATTCAAATAATTCTTTTAACAAACCAAATGCTGCAATAGCTAATCCAACACCAGCAGCTTTTAAAGCTGTTCCCATCATTCTAAAACCACCAGCAACCCCTTTTGCGCCTTTTTTTAGTGTAGCAAATGCTTTACCAGAAGATTTTAAATCACTTACTTCTGTATTAGTTTTTTCTAAACCAGTATTAAGATTATCAACTTCACTTGTTAAGTTTTCTAAATCTTTCTCTGCTTTATCAGTTTTAGTTATTATTTCAAATATCTTAGTAATCATTTCTTCATTCTTAATTGGTTAAACCCTTCTTTAAATGTTAGTGGTACTTTGTTAATACCTAATGCAATATTTATATGTTTATCATATAACTTATTTTCCTTACAAAATTCTAATGCTTCTAATATTGTTTTCACGTTGGTTCGTTTAATAGTTCAAAATTAGTTTCTCCTGATTGTAGTTTAGTGGACATTTTATTTATTGTATAAGCTCTTGTGCCAACTACAATTAAATCATCTAATGTTAGATTTAATAATACTTTTAAAGGTAATATAGCAGAGAACTTAAATATCCTTGTTCTTTTGTTAAATACTCTTGTTATGTAGTTTTGATAATATAATTGAAATAAGCTATTGTTATTACCAGCATAATCAGTTAGCGTGTAGGTGTTTATTTCACTACCAAAATTTAAATTATATGTAGGTGGTGTTGAAGATGTGCCTAATTCATTGCAAGCACTTGGAATCCAATAATCATTTAAACTTGTGTTTGTTCCTGTTGGACACAAAGCACCATAAGTTTCTGGTCTTGTACTATCTAAAAAGTTAATTGATGTAGCTACATTGTTTTGATAAATACCATAAAATAAAAGAGGTTTACCTATCTCTGGACTTAGCTCTGTATTTAAAAAACTACCAACCTGTACTGTAGTTAAAGCATCACTTGTTTTATCTTGTAACCTTTCAAAAAGCATATGTTCAAAAGGTAGCTTTATTTGATAAATATTTTTTTTACTTGCGTCAGTTACATAATTTAGTCCACCATACTTTTGGTTATTTAATAATTGAAACTGCTCTGCTAAAATGCTTTTTGGTTCTGAATACTCAAAATCTACTTCACTAAATGGTATTACATCGCAAACTGTATGTTCATCTGTTTTTACATATTGTGTTATATCGTGAGTATCTCCACCAGAATAATAATTATCTAAAGTTTTAACTACTATCTCATTATTAAAATCAACATAAGCAGTCAAGTTAAATTGCCTAAATAAACCATTTAAAAAATCTTTAATTTTAATTTTTGGCATCTGCTCAGTTACAACTACTAAATTATCTTGCGGTGATAGTGTTGTAGAATTACTTGTAAAAGTTGCACTCCAATTAAAACTCAATACAGTACCATCAAAATTATTAAAGCTAAAATCTCTTGTTATTGTAAACTTAGATTGAAATTGTATAGAAGAATCTGTCATTAATCTACCAACAAAATCATTACCATTAGGATTAAAAGCAACTAATGAAGCTACATCTAAACCATTAGCACCACCAATTGTTAATGTAACAGAACTTGTACCACTTTGGTTTTCTACTTTTGCAAATGATTCCCAATTATTAGCACGTACTATTTCTAAACTATATTCTACAGTAGTAAATCCACCTGCTGGAGTTACTTCAAAAGTTATAGTAGTAACATCTGTATCTGGACCAAGATTAGAGTTCCATTTATATACGCCAGTATTTAAAGTAAAGTAACCTGTATAACCAGAAGTATCTGTTAGCTCTGTACAATTAGCACCACTACAAGTATAAAAATCACTATTACCAATCCAAGTTCCAGCAGTAGCCATTTTGCCTTTTTCTCTATGTAGCCATAAATACAAATTATTCATAGCAGCAGAATCAAAAAACTCACCAGTTTTAAAAGTTATATTGTATTGTTCTTCAATTGCTTTTATAATATTCTTAACTGTTACTGCTGGTTTTAAATCTTCTGTAACTACTCCTCTACGTGTTAAGTTTTCGCCAGAAGCATAAATGTTTACACCATTAGCTTGAAATATTGTATAGTTTTCACCAGTTGACATTATATCAGAACTTAATGTTAATTGGTTGTTATCATCAATAGCATTTATAATGGCTGTTGTATTATCAGTAGTGTTTTTAACTACATCTCCAACTACAACTACATTAGTAAAGTTATTATTAGTATCAACAAGTTTATCACTTGCAGAAGAAGTTGCAGTACCTGTTAATCTTACAATATTAGAACTATCATAAATATAACTTTGTGAATGTGCTATTAGTGGATATATTATTGCATCGTTATAAGCTACAGAATCAACAGTAAAATTTAAACCATTTTCTAAACCATCTTTTACATTAGCAGTTGTTGCACTATGATTAAATTCATTTAACCAAATTAAATTAGAAAGTTCATCTTCATTAATAGCATTTTTAAATTCTGTTGTGTTACCAAAGAATGTTACCTTATACATTGAAGGCTCACCAAACTTCATTACAACTTCATTCAATTGTATTTTACCAAACCTAAAATGTAAGTGATTTAGTTCAATTCTTGATTCACAAAAAATACTTGAATCAAAACCATCTATATCAGGATTATACCAATGCTTAAAAATTTTGTTGTTAGTTTTAGATGCTGGTAAATTAAATGTTCTACTGTAATCAGTAAATATTTTATCAATATCATTTACATCTTGTATAACTTGAGTTAATGAAATTAATTCTTCTTCCATTAAATCAACTCTAACAAAATCTTGTGTAGTTGTTGTATTTCTTAACTGTGGTTGTATGTATAAAATAACTTTTTGCACTATCTAATGTTGTTTACTAAAGCAAATGATTTTTCAAAGTTCATTGTGTAATTTATTAACCTATCGTTTAGTCCTGTTTTTTTGGTAAATGAACTATCTTTTAAATTAACTGGAAATATGTTAGCACTTGAATCAGTTAGCCAGATGTTTTCACTAACCAATAATTCTTCAAAAAATGGATTCATTAATTCGTTTACAAAACCACTATTTAAGAGTACAGATTCTGTAGCATTTGCATTGAATGTTTTCTTTGCGTGTGCTGTAGTTGAGTAAGTATTAAATGTTAATGTTTCTTGGCAGTCTTGTCCAACTTCTTCAGGTGGCTCTAACTGTACACTTCTTGCTTGAAATATACTTCTATTAAAATTCTCACTTCTTGATTCTAAACTTTCTATTGATTTTTTAAAGAAAAACAAATCTTGCATTGCTCCCCATCTATTTACAAATGTGATTTTATTTACTGGATATTTACATTCTTCGATTTCTTTTGTAATAATAGTTATAAAACTTGAAGAGTCATAAGTAACTTTAACTCTTGCAACATCTTTTACACTTGTATTAGCAAATTGAGCAAATTGTATTTTTTGGTTTTGGTTGCCATTATCTGTGAACGTATCTGTTCCTACTGTAATGCCATTAGCACCTATAAATTCAACTTGGCTTACTCTTTCAACATTTACAGGTATTGTTAGTGTGCTTCCTTTGTGATATTCAAAGTGTGTGCCTGTTATCATTGCAATAGGTTCTGCTGTATAGTTTACACCATCCTTAAATTTATTATAACCTTCTTGAGCTAAGTAGGTGTTTGATGTTACTGAGCCAATTATAGTACCATCTGATTCTCTTGCTGAGGTTGCTATAGTTACCCAAATAGAACTTTTGGCAGATGATGCTGAATAAGTACCAGTAAATATTTGTTCTAAGTGGTCATTTACTATTTCACTAATATCAAATGAAACACTATTCTCAGCACCTAATGGTTTTTTCTGTAGTGAGTAAGTTGAATATAAATCATCACATATTTCAGTTGAGGAACTTAAACCACCAAATACAGTTATGTTAATTTGAAAGTAACTTAGGTTGGCATCTGTTTCTTGTGGTGTTCTTATGAAAAAAGGGCTTCTTGTTCTTATTATTGTACTCATTGTAATTTCAATTTATCTTCTAAATAACCAGCAACTATTTCATCTCCATATAAATCTAAACCACGTTCAAATGGTTTAGTAAAAAATAATGTTGCTCTAATACCTGTGCTGTAAACACTTCTTGCTATTATATAGCTTAAACTTTGTTGTGTTATAAATCTTCCTGTTTTTTTATCTCTACCTTGTATATTATTCTTTTTTATCCACTTTTCAAAAGGTTTTGCTGGTGGTATTTTAGTTGTGTATTTATATGGACTTTCTGCTGTTGCTTGGTCTGCGTAATAACCTTTTGCACCTCTTACTCCTTTATCAATAAAAGGCCCATATTTTTCACTAAGAAAAGAAACTTTATCACCTTGTATTTTATACTCTAAACTATTATATAACGCTTTAGTTGAGTTATTTTTCTTTTTAGT